ACCTGTTAGTGTTACTACTGTTGAATCAATATCAAGAGTGTTTCCAGTCTTGTCTAATCCTGTACCCGCAACAATTTGTCCAAGACCAGTAAACTGTGTGAAGACAAGTGCTGTAGTACCAACTGTAACTGAACCATTATTTGTTAGTGTAAATCCTGAGTCAGAGTTTACTGTTCCTTGTTCTACGAATACCGCAAAGTTTGCAGTAACTTCTGCACCTGCATCTGCATCAGTTGAACGATCTGGGGCACCAGATACCTTAACTACGTAGATACCGTTTTCTGAACCAGTTGACTGATCCTTAACAAGAACACGATCTCCAGTAGCAAGAGTTACGCCATCAAGTACATCTCCATTTTCAAGATCAGAGGCAAGTGTTACGTTTGCAGTTGTTGCTGCCTTTACAGATGCCTTCCAGTCAATACCTTGAACCGTTGTATCTACATAGTTCTTAGTTGCTGCATCTTGTGCTGATGTTGGATCTCCAAGACCTGTAATCTTAGATGTACCCATTGCGATTGCACCAGACATTGTTCCACCAGCAAGTGCTAGTTTCTCGCTAAGCGATGTTGTTAAGCCATCAACTTTAGATTGAGCAATTGCTGCTGATGCATTAATATCAGCGTTTACAATTGTGCCATCTAGAATCTTTGCTGAAGTTACTGCTCTTGCAGCAATCTCTGCTGTATCTACTGCTGAATCTGCAATCTTAGCATTTGTAACTGAGTTTGCAGCAAGTTTTGCATCTGTTACGTTAGCATCAAGAATCTTTGCTGTTGTAACTGCATCTGAAGCCAACTTTGCTGCTGTAACATTTGAATCTACAATCTTTGCTGTTTCTACAGAGTCTGCAGCAAGTTTAGCAGCGGTTACTGCTGCATTAACAATCTTTGCTGTTTCTACAGAGTCTGTAGCAAGTTTTGCTGCAGTTACGTTTGCGTCTAGAATTTTTACAGTAGTTACTGAATCTGAAGCAAGGATTGTTGCTGTAACTGTACCAGTATCACCAGATGTAACTACTGTTCCATCTACGTTAGGAAGTGTAATTGTACGATCTGCTGTTGGATCTACAACTGTAAGAGTTGTCTCATAATCGTTTGCTGTTGCGCCTTCAAATGTAATCTGTGTATCAAATACACCAACTGCTTGAGGTGCTGCCCACTTAACACCTGTTGCCTCATTTGAGTCTGCTGTTAAGATATAATTATTTTGTCCAACGCCTAATTTAGATATTGCATTATCTGCAGTACCAACTAGTAAATCACCTTTTGCATCTACAATTTTCTTTGTAAGAATATCGTGGCCGTCAACGGTTGCGCTTGCGCCTTCAACTACTAATCCAGCCTTTACTCTAAAATCTTTTGTTACTGTTGCCATTTGTTATCTCCTTGGTTAAGCCTTCAAACCAGTACGCATGTAGCGTAAGGTAATCGGGGTCTGACCCACCACGGGAATTACAGTTAGATTAACTGTGCCTCCTGCCCTAGAGACGCTAATGGTGCCAATATTCCCATTGTTGTCTACTGTTCCATATTCACTAACATTATCATCTGTGCCTGCTGGGATTATGGTTAACTCTGTTGTGAAGAACTTGTCTTCAGTGCTCTTCTTTAATGTGACCACGTATTTAACGGATCTCCATTCTGAGGCTGTAAAATTATCAAAGATTGTGCTGTTCTCAATACCAGTGATTGTTACTTCGTTGTTACCCGCAGAACCTAGATCTGTTGCCTGTGCTGATGCGGTATCAATTAAATCTACATACTGTTCTTCAGTAGGTCTATCGCCTGTTTGGAAATAAGCCTTTACGCTTGATAATGATATTTTAGCCATGTCTGAATTATATCATAGATTTTAAAGTATATAGTTAGAGAAACCAATTACCTGAACCCCAATACCTGGGGGATTGTCTGCTCTATATCCTTCAATACCAATATTGGTTATAGTTAATCTAAATGGAAGTATTTCCGTTACCGTTGTTGTTTTAGGATAGTCTGCAGTTACCAAAGATCCAATAGAGCCTGATATGTTTTGAATTGTTGGCGATATTACAATTGTTGCTGCTGTAACTAAAAGAGCAATGTTAGAAATTAATGAAGAATGGCCAGAAATGTTTTCTAATGTTGTTGTTGGTTTTATGTCAGAGATGGTTTGGCTTCTGCCAATATTAGTTATATTGGTTGTTGCCATGATTAACTTACTGTATCTTGTTCTGTAACTTCACCGATCATAATCATTTCACCCTGACAAACAGTCCAAACACGAGTAGCATCTCTTAATTGAATATCAAAGACATCGCCCGTTCTTAAAATCTTAGACTGTGCAGGCGAGAGTGTAACTGTAAACTCTCCAGCCTCATCAAATTCTGTTTGGTCTGGATAAACCGTAAACAATAAATCATCTCCAACGTTATCAGAGTATCGTCTAAACTCTCCAGAAATGTCCCATCCAGAATCGTCTCCAACAGATGTGGTGTCATAATCTAAAGGATTTTCAAGATCATCTTCAACATAAATTCTAAAAGAAGCACTATCTCCAATTACACAAGTCCAGTTAACAAGTGGGGGTATATTTCCAACATTGTATGTTGAAGGAGCGGGAGCAACGGGCTGAGGATCTAATGCAGTCTCATTGGGGTTTCTATATACGGCCATTGTTAAATTATACCATTAAGCAAGTCCATTTTTTAATGCCCCCCAAGTTCCATTACCCTTTGGCTGACCAACAATAATAATTCCAGTTGAGGCATTTGATTTAGCGACTACCGCTACAGCCCCTGACCCACCAGTAGGAATTGAGTTTGTCAAACCTCCACCATTGGCAACATATAAGATATCTCCAGCGGTATAAGAAGAAGTGTCAATTCCTTCAAATACTCCAGAGATAATTATTACTCCATCTGCGTTATTTGAAATTGCTGCCTGTGTTATTCCTACAACTGGAAAGGTTGTTAAGTCATCTGAATCAGATTTTGCAATTAATGGTTTTGTTGAATACCCTGAAATATATACTGGAGTTCCTTTTGCAATTGTTGCACCTGTTGTATTTCTAACTTCTAAAGAAATAAATGGAACACCAACATTAGATAGGACATCTTCTAATCGCTCTGCAAGTGACTGAATATCCTCATGAACATTTACAGGGTCACTTAAAACGGGATAAGGAAGATCATAAGTATTAGTTGCACCAGTAGCCATAGTACTTATTATTATACCACTTCCCTCACAAAAAATTAAAAAGTTACCAAAATGTTACCTAAAGTTTGACTTTGGAGCCAAATTCATGTTATAATTAATACATGCTACTAACAAGTAGCATTTTTAGTCTCTAGGAGGTTTTTATTATGAGAAGAGATAAAAAGGCTTGGATTGGAATCCTAGCATTAGTTGGAGTTGTGGCACCATTTAGCAACTTTGCTAATGCATCAACTACGGAAAACAACTTACTAATTAAACAGGCTGAAAACCCTGCTGCCACCCACAAGGTGGCTTTTGTTGTTTCTAAAGCAAAAATGTTAGAACGTTATGAAAACAAGACACATCTTACAGATGTTGAATTAAAGAAGTTACTTTCTTTGGTGGGATTTGAAGGTAATGATTTAGTAGTGGCTTGGGCTATTGCCAAGAAAGAATCTAATGGTCGTCCTTTAGCATTTAACGGAAACCATAAGACAGGGGACTCATCCTACGGGATGTTTCAAATTAATATGATTGATACACTGGGTCCAGATAGACGAGATAAGTTTGATCTTGACTCTAACGCTGAATTATTCAATCCCGTCAAAAATGCTGAGATTGCATACTACATGTCTAGGGGTGGAGAAGATTGGTCTTCTTGGAAGGGCATAACACCTAAAACTAGAATGTGGATGAATAAATTTCCTAAATAATAAAAAGTAACCCTCTATTAATTTAGGGGGTTATTTTTTTGTTTAAAAACTTTAATTCAAGGTCTGGATTTTCACTAATCCAAATTGGCATAGCATATCTAATGCCAGTTTTTACAACTTCTACCCCATGACTTGTTTTTTCTGATCCTGAATTAAATAGGGTTAAATCCCCCATTTTAGGAGAATGTCTAAAGTTTAGGTCTGGAAAAACAATGTCCCCTCCAGAGAAATCATTATTTAGGTATGCTACTGCAGTTACTGAAAAATGATCCTTACCATCCTCTAAATCACTGTGTAGTTGCATCTTGAACCCTGGATTATATCTAGACAACATGTATTCTGTTATGTATAGGTTTTCGTTGTTTAGTACTTCTCTAATTTTCTTTATATATTTAGACAATAAAGAAACCATTATTTCAGACTCAGAGTTAACAATCATCTGCCTTAAACTATTTTCTATCCAAAACTTTCTATCTTTTACGCTATCCATGTAACTAGTTATAGAAAGACACTCTTCTTCTGTAAGAAAACCTTCAATTACTTTTAGTTCATCATTATTCACTATTATTCTCCTTTAAAGAATTTATAAAAAGATCTGCATTTCTTCTTAACTTATTATACTCTCCAATTTCAAATTCTGAGTTATCTAAAGACTTCATATATGGACAGTAAACTCTTGCCTGTTTCATACAATCAAAATGTAGTGGATGATTATCTGAAAAAACACGAGATCCAACTTCAAATGGGTTAGCGTTTGTGTCTGTCCATCTTATACACTCTTCTGTATCATCTATTTTTATGCCGCAAAATGAACATAAATTATTTTTATAAACTAAAGATTCATTATCTTCTACTACATTAAAAACAACCCTAGTAACTTCATCAAAAATTGGTTTTGACTGCCAGGGTATAGGAATTATCTTATGTAAATAAAACTTTCCTTTTACTTTTTTACCGTTTGCTAATACTCTTTTCCTATTCCAAAAACTTTGTGGCACGTTATGCGATGGTCTTGGAGATCCTGTAAAATTAATTAATAAATTATTCCAAATTAAGGTTTTAGATATATACTTTCCCATATTTATTCATAACTTTTCTTTTTCCAAATATTTTTTTTATACCAGCCATATGCTGGAAGTATGCTTTTAATATGATTAAGATTTGCTTTTTGTAAAATACCTTTGTCAATTTTGCTTTTCCAATTTTCTCTTTTAAATAAAATAATTTGAGCAATTGGAGTTCCTGCAGGAATTATTCCTTCAAAAGTTGAACTAAAATATACTGGAATAGATCCATTATACATATCGAACTCTCCATCTACAATTCCAGTTAAAGTAAAAAATGGTAAATCAAATCTATTTAATGGATGACCAATAAGGGCACTATAACCTTTTGGTATGTTAATTGCATGCTGTGTCTTCCATGCAAAATGATTTGGAGAACATCCCATTGGGGTTGGTAGGGTTGAATTTTGACTTATTAATCTTTTTTCTACAATAGGAGGTACTAAATTTATATTGTTCCAAGTTATAATTGGGCCTGCATCTGTTTGTTGTATAGCAATATCCATTGATAATGGCATCATATACCCAGAGAGAAGGCTGTCGCTAAAAGATGAGCAAAGTTTAAATCCTGGTTCAATTGGTAGACTTTTTATTATTTTTTGACCATCTTTTATATTGTCTCCTCTTTTATACCATTCTGGCATAAACTCTTTTGCTGGAGATATTTCTTTTATTCCATCAATTATTGCAGAGTGCCTAAATATATTTTTCATTTTTCCCATAACTCTAGTATACATAAAAATTATTCTTCATTATTTAAAAGATTTTGATGTCCAAAACATTTTTTTATATCTATCATAAAATTGACTTGAAAGAAGTCTTGTAGTTTCTGTAGATTTTTTTTCATTAATTTCAGATCCAAGTTCTTGTTTCCAGGAATCACGCTTAAAAGGTATTATTTGGACCATCGGAGTTCCTGCTGGAATTAATCCAGTGAACTCTGTATCTTTTAAAACAAATGGAAAATTAACTGGAGAAGTATACCTATCGGTATCCACTATTCCTTCTGCAATTTGAAAATACTCATTACCTCCATGAACTGGTGGTATAAATAAACAAGAATACCCCTTTGGCGTTTCAATTGACCAGGGGTTAATCCATTTAGGATATGGATGTTGATTCATAAATGGGTGGTATGGTGCTTGTGGTGTTGGGTGAAACTGAATATCTATCTCATTACTTGTTAAGTAATGTATTTCATTTCCCTCTGTTTTTTTTATCCAAAGATCTGTATAGGTTGGAATTATGTATCCTCCAGTAATTGCATCAAATACTGGAAGACATTTTTTTATTGTAGCAGTTGTTGCACTAACAAAGTTTGGTTCTTTTTTATCATCTACATATGATTTTGTTTTTTTATACCATTCTGGCAAAAGGGTAGATGCAGGTGTTGGGAAATATTCATCCGAAACAGGAAGAGTTTTTGTAAAAATAATTTTTTTAGACATACACACCCCCTAATGAATAAAAATTATGCTTCAGAACCAGGTTCTGTAGTTGGATTTTCCATTTGATTCTGTACAAAAAGACGTTCAGCCTCTGCTTGAGCCTGTGTAGCAAGGATATTTGCGTATTGTTCATCTGTCATGGCAGGCATGCTTGCACTTGTTGTAATTTCTTTTCCATCAAATATAATTGTATCGTAAGCAACTGGCTTCTGTATATCTGAAAATTCAGAACCGTTCCAAGTCCATAATACCTTTACTGCTGGATTGGTAATAATTGGTCCCTTTACGTCAGATGAAAAAATTGTTTTTTCAATTCCTACAACTGTATCTTCGTCAATAATTGCATATTTAATTTCTGGAGCATCAACAAAGTTGCCATCAACATGCTTTTTTAGAAGATATGTAGATCCATCTGAAGGAACTTCAATTATGTTATCTCCTGGAATATCAATATCTGTTGAAGATGAGTGATGTGCAAAAACAATGTCATCTTTTAAGTGTACAAAATATTTCATTTATTTTTCTCCCTTATATCCTAGTTATACTCTACTACTTCATACTGACATGGACCAGTTACTACTAGGTTAGTTGATGAAGATAAATATGCTCCATAAACACCAGCCATAAGGTTTGTAGATCCGCCAGAAAGATTTGTTGCATTAAGACCAATGTTTTGACCATTAACGTTCATTGCAGAAATACCAAATGTTCCAGAGTTCATATATCCTCCAAATGGTGCTGCTGGTACGTTATTTGGATTATAAGTTTGACCGTAACGACCTGAGTAATATGGTGCTACGTATGGCTGTGGTGTACCAGTAGAACCTGCATACCCCATGTAAGTACCTGATGCATCGAGTCCGCCATAAGCAGCGGAGTTTGAAGTTGTTTGTCCAGAAGCAGTTCCATTTGCGGCACTCACTGTTCCTGTTGCTGCAACCGTACCTGCTGATGCTGTTGAAAAAGAGTTAACCATTGTTTTTGTAGTATCAACAGCACTAATTGTAATATTACCTGCAGATGCTGCCGATCCACGCTGAAGGCTTTTAATTGCTGAAGATAGACCAGATGATGATGCTGGAAATGTTGCAATACCCATTACGCTATCTCCACTCCGCTGATATGAAAGTTAACTGTTGTTGCTGATGCAAAACCTTTAATTGTTTTGGTCGTGGCGAGGGTCTGCTTTAGATCAATATACACAGTTGAGTTTGCTGCAATCGCCGTTGTTGTATGAAGAGAGACATCATCTAACAATAGAGAAAAGGTTCCTGCTGATCCTGCTGTATTTGTAACAGCAATATTTGTTATTACTGCTGTGGTGGATGCTGGCACTGTATATAGAGTTGCAGAAGACGTTGCTGCTGCTGCTCTTGCTAGTGCTTTAGTTGTTGTAGCCATTAGTTACTACCTCCTAAGTAGGTTATGGTTATATTATACACTATATTTTTTAAAATTTTACAAAGCCCCCATTAAAACTAATATTTCTGAAGCAACTCCATCTAATGTATTATCATCATATGCTATTGTCTTGTTTGTTAATGTTACAGAATTAGATGTTGTAACTGATGGGGCAGCCCACTTTACACCCAACGTTTGTGCGGTATCAACGGTAAGAACGTACCCATTAGTTCCAAGTGAGAGATTATCTACGGTATCATTTGCACTTCCTACAAGCAAGTCACCCTTTGCATCAATTATTGATTTTGAAACAGATCCTGATGGATCAAGATCAGTAATTTGTCCTTGAAGGTTATTTAGTGTGTATGCAATTGATGGGTTAATAAGGTTTGCAGCGTTTGACTCGCTAGTATCAAATGAATACGAGCCATAGTGATATGCTCTTAGAGCAGCCTGAATATCGGCATTGTCTGCATACCCTGGAATTTTTGTGGAGTATAAAACTCCTATTGATTCTACTGCCATGTCATTTCACCTTGTTCATTATATCATAACCGATACAAAAATATGAACTGAAACCTCTGCATCAAATGAGCCCCAGGTTCCGTCATACTCAGAAGCCTCAAGATTTATAACTAAATCTGTTCCAGATATACTAACAGATGAGAGAGAAGAGGCTAATGGTTTTGTATTTTGAATTGAGTATTGGACATTAAAGTTTGCAGCGGTAAGTCCAGCAGCCGTAGATATATCTGTTATTGGAATAACTACAGATCCATTTCCAGCATAAGCACTTGTTCCTGAAGCAAAAGTTACTGTATGTAATTTAGAATAAATTGTTGGGTTTAATCTTAAAACTTCTACCCAGGTATCTCCACCAGGCTGTGAAACATATTGGTATAAATAACCATAGTCTGATCCAGGAGCAGAGTTAATATATAAATCGTTTAATATTTTAGTTGATAGAGTAACTGAGTTTGGATTTCCAACACCTACAAAAAACTTGCTACCTCTTGTTCCAGTTGGACCTATATCAACAAGAAGTTCAATTGTTTCTGGTCCAGATAAAACAGTTAAATCGTCATTAGATAATACAACGTCTGGCATTAAACTGCTCCAGTAATATCATCTGTTACTGTAATTGATCCAGTAAGTAGTGTAAATATATTACCAGCACCATTGTCAATTTGCACGTCATAAACATAAGTTGTTCCAGCAGTAAGTTCTCGTCCTTGTTCTGGTGTAATTGTGCATGTAATTATATGGCTTGTTGTATCAACTGCCGTTGTTGCTACGACCTGGGTTCCAGTGCTTCCACGTCTATTCGCTATGGTAAACAATGCTCCATCAAAATAATCATCAAGGGTAAAAACTGATCCATTTGCATTTTTTGGACGGACTACAAATTGATACGTATCACCACGGTAGTAACTAAAATTATATGTGCCTGGAAATGCCATTGTTCCTCCTAAGTTTATTATACCATTAACAAACTGAGATATAGATGCCCTTTAGCAATAAAGTACTTTCTGAATCTGTTCTTGCCTGTGGTCTTGCTCCATATCCTTTAATTCTTTGGTCATCAATATATACTGTTTGAAAAAATGACATGTCATAAGAATACTGGTATTTAAGGTTTGCAACGTACGATGTAGGAGAGTTTAAATATTTTTCATTAAAAGTTCTAAGCCATAACTCTGTATAGTTTGATTCAGTGGCTATTGTAAAATCATACCTTATATCAACTTTAGCCCCTAGTTTTAATGATTTAA